TAACAGTCCAAGCTCCGGTCTCGTTATTCTTCCTACACCGTACTTTCATACCTTCGTAGGACTTACCGTCACATAAATCAATTAAAGCCGCTCTACATGCCTTTAAGTGGACTTGAGATGCTTTTAACGCTTGATTAGCATCATCCCAATGTGTAGCTGCTACCACCCACTCTTTATCACTCCTCGCTACGACATCTTTTGGACCTGGTATAGGCTTACCTTTAAAGAACTTTCGCCAAGCATCTTTGATGTTTTCTTGTATGCTTATATCGTGTGCAATCTCTCTATGTAATCCTCTCTTGTTCTTCCAATCATAAACCCAAAATTGACAAGACTCAGTCCTAGATACTAACATTTGTTGTTGCATCTGTAAGATATACTGAATTGGCAATTCGTCATTGTTTTCCATTTCAGCCCATAGAGGTGAACACGATCCATTTAAAGGTACTTTGATTTCTAATATCGAGCCTCCTTTATGTTGCATCCCATCTAATGAAGCCATTAAAGGCAAATCATCTATTGTGTCTACAACACAACAAGGTTCATACAACTTACCACTTAATATTTGATAAGCTTCTCTAGCCTCGTCTTCATACTTGTTACCGTTCTGCATGGCTANTGCATCTGTAAGATATACTGAATTGGCAATTCATCATTGTTTTCCATTTCAGCCCATAGAGGTGAACACGATCCATTTAAAGGTACTTTGATTTCTAATATCGAGCCTCCTTTATGTTGCATCCCATCTAATGAAGCCATTAAAGGCAAATCATCTATTGTGTCTACAACACAACAAGGTTCATACAACTTACCACTTAATATTTGATAAGCTTCTCTAGCCTCGTCTTCATACTTGTTACCGTTCTGCATGGCTAAGTTCGTTTTAATCTCCCTTTCGCCATTCTTTAGTTCCCATAATTGCAACGGGGTTTTCGGTACCCAAGGACTAACGCTCATTGCTGCTGCAGCTTCAGATGCTGTACCATACTTTTTTCTTAATGCTAACCATTGATCGCTACCTTGAGCTAAATCATCATCACTATATATTTCCATCCCACTCTCCTTTTTATTAATTTGGGGCCACTTGTATACACGGCAGTGACCATGCCGTTTTCTAAAGGGGTGTTAGGCTATGAAAAGGCTAAAAACATGAAAAGCCGAGGGTACCTAACACTCCGAATGGTATACTCATCCAGGATTATTTCTTTGTATATCTTTCTTTAATATGCAAATGGGTTATAAAGTTCTTAACTTCTTTACCTGGTTGCTTAGCTGTAACTTCGCCTTCATTAAATCCAGGCCATTCATTAAACTTACTTTTATATTTCCACTTAGCCCATCCATCTGAATAATGCTTCATGTAAGCATATCCAAGTAGTTCAGCATAGAAATCTGTTTTAAAGTCTGAGTTATATTCTATCGTTTTATTGACAGTCTTAGTCTTTTTATCCACTAACCCTAATCGACCATTGATAGTCTCAACATATCTAGACTTTGGATTGTGCATCTTCCCACATTCTGGACAAATGTTTGAACCTGAATACGAGCGGAAACAACCTTCACATATTATTACTTTTTCTTCTGATTCTTTTGCTACACCAGATGTTGCTGCCACTTCGCAGCCATGAGTCAATGTCCATTCTTGATCTTCATCTATGAATCCGTGTCTATAAACAGAACCACTATGATCTAAGATTACAGCATACTCTTTGTTATCGTAAGGTCTTAACACTCGACCTACCATTTGTATATAGAGCCCTTTAGATTTTGTAGGCCTAGCTAATACACATACCTCAGCATTAGGTGCATCAAAACCTTCAGTCAGCACCATACAATTACAAATAATCATAATCTTCTTTTCACTGAAAGCTTTTAATATTCGTTGTCGTTCTTCTAGCTCTGTTGTTCCATCTATATGAGCAACAGCAATACCTTTGTCAGCGAACGATTCCATTAAGCTTCTTGAGTGCTTTACTGAAGTTGCAAATACTAACGTTTGTTTATTAGGTGTAATACTCAACCATGTTTCTACAATGTCAGCTATTAGCTTTGTATTTTCCATTGCTATAGCTAAAGCTCTCTTATTGTAATCACCTGCAGTAATCTTGATTCCAGTTAAATCTGGTATTGTAGGCGAATAATAGATTGCTTCACATAAGCTACCTTCTTCTGTCAGCTCTTTGATATCAGGAGCTTTTACCATGTCTTCATATATTAACCCTAAACCAGTACCATCTGATCGTATAGGGGTTGCAGTCAATCCTAACAACAAAGATTTCGGATATAAACTAATGACTTTCTTATAAGTATTTGACATTGATCTATGAGCTTCATCAATTACTAACAAGTCTGCAGTTGGTAAATCCATTTTATTCTTATTGATTGCTCTAGCACGTAACGTATCAATTGATGCTACCTGTACATGTGCAAACATATCTTTACCTTCACCAGCCATCACAACACCGTAATCTATATTGAATTTCTTAAGTGTCTCACAAGCTTGGTGAATTAACTCTCTTCTATGAGCAAGAAACATTACTCTCTTACCTTGCTTTAAATAATACTCAACAAAAGCTACAGCCATTACAGTCTTACCTGATCCAGTTGCAGCTTGTAATAATATTTTCGTATTTCCTTTACGATTTGATCTTACAATATTATTGAGTACATCTTTTTGATATTGTCTTAGTTCCATAATCTATCCTATTAATTCAAAGCTTATAGGATTTCTGTATTTATATGAAGTCAGCGCAAGCATGTTAGGCATAAACTCTTCCATAGCTCTTTCTTTCTCCATTAATAACTCCCATCTTGGTAAATAAGTAGAAATTGATTTTGCTTGATTTAAGTAGTCTTTTACTTTATCAAGGTGCTTATGATATATATGTGTATCACCTAAACTCATCTTGATATTACCTGGCTTCAATCCTACCTCATTAGCAAGAATAATTAACCATGCTGCTGCAAATATTGCATCTGATGGTAAACCAATCATAGTGTCTACTGATCTTTGCGTCCATAACATATTCAATGTATTACCTTTTGATACATGAAACTGATATACCATGTGACAACAAGGCAAATCTAATTTATCCAAGTTGCCTGGGTTCCATCCAGAAACGATCATTCTTCTATCGTTTGGGCTGGTGCGTAGTTTATGTTTTAAATCAGCTATCTGATCGAATCCATTAAAGTTGTACCAGGCATTACCATAGTCAACATTAATAGAACCATCTTCTTTAGCCCATTTACCCCAATAGTTACAACCCTTATCTGTAAAGTCATCTATGTGTTTCGGCTTGTTTAGCATAGCAGCTAATTCACCTAGCACCCCTTTATGGTACATCTTTCTACCTTGTATTATCGGAAATTCATTGAATATATTCCCTAAATCTATCGTCTCCCCAAATAAAGAACGTGTACCACCATTCCTCCCTTCTTTGTCCTCCCCTTCATTGACAATTTTCTTAACTAATTTAATATAGTTTGCCTCAAATAATGTCATGATCTACTCCGTGTCCCAATAATTTGGAATCCATTCTTCTGGCTGATGATTCAGCTCTATTAAAAATGCAATATTAGTTGCTGCATGTGATAAATGTGAAAGCCCTGATTCCTGGTCAGTTATTTCACCTGCTCTCCATGCTTCTAAATGACGATATAAAGCCGCTGTATAGCGACTTGGATCATCTACTTTTTTCCAATTGTTTGGCTCATACTTCTTTGCTCCGAATGTTAGTACCCTAGCTACATCCTCTAGCAATGTTGGTGGTATCAAATCGTACCTCAACTTGTCTTCATCTGCTTTAGTGAATTTTTCCATGTTTTTTCCCTCTACCTAAGTGTTCAAAATTTATATCTTGTGACGCAATAAATTCTTTTAGTTCATCTAACTCCTTTTCATGCTCCTCAATTACAACACATATTTCTTCTATAGTCCGCAGAATGTCATTGAACGCTTGTTCAATTTGTTCCGCAGCCTCTTCCATCTTATCTTCGTTCATTCAGTATCTCTTGTAGCTTTGTTTCAGGTGGAATAAACCCAACACCTTTGTCAATGCTTGCCTTAATGTTTGAAGCTGTCTTAGCGGCTAATTTAGTATCATTAGCATCACATACCGCTAGTATAGCTGCCTCAATTTGTTGATTGTTTAAACCAAGCTTCCACATTGCACCCAAAGCTACGTAAATAGTATCGACTAAAGCATCAAGTCTGTCAACGTCCTTAGTTGATTCCTCAAATTCTAATGTTTCTTCTTTTAGTAAGTTTCTAGTTAGTCTGTGATCAAACTCTTGATCGTAACGTTCGCTATTCCAATTGATTACTCTATTAATAATGTTCTTCATTTTTCTTTCCTTTTGTCATGTTTAAATTAAAGATTCGCAATAATAAGTAGGAAATAGATTTATTTCTTATTCTTACTTAAAATTACGAATCGGTATTTACTTACAGTATCGTATAGATACTACAGCTAGAACGGAATGTCCTCGCCAGTCACATCTTCTAATGATACCACTTCTTGCTTATCAAATGAGAATGCGACTGTATCGTCACCACCGTCTCCTGCATATTCAACTAGCTCAACTACTTGTACCCCTTGTAGTTCAGTTGATGTTCCGGTCTTGCCCATGTATTCCCAAGTCCATTTCTTGTATTGAATATTACAAATAGATCCGTTACCGATATTAGCAGAGAATTCGTTACCGAAATTATCAACTACTACAGGTGGTGTTTTAGCATCTCCAGACTTCTTCCAAACACAATCGCGTTTGAATTGGACATGCCAATCACCTAGCGGATCACCATCTTTAGCTTGTTTAGCTTTAGGTGACATATCTGCTTTGTTCCATTTAGTAGCGAAATCTTTATCGACGTATACTTGAATACTCCAAGTGTCTCCAAAGTCAATGCTTTCATCTTTATTGTCTTCACGTAGTTTAGCCCACGCAACTTTCATGTTATCTAGTATCATGTTTTTTACTCCTGTTTTATTAAAAAGGGCTGCAGAGCTCTCGGAGTGT